CGTTACCTGAACCAACGATTCTACACCTCGACGGAGTGGAAGAAGGTCAGGAACTTTGTTCTGGCTCGAGATGAAGCCTGCGACCTCGGGATCGAGGGACTTGACATCAGATACATGCCGCTAATCCACCACATGAATCCGATTCAGCCCAAAGATCTCGAGGAATTCAATCCAGACATCCTCGAGCCAGAGTTTCTCATCACCACAACCAAGAATACCCACAACGCGATACACTTCGGAGACCGATCGAGGTTGACACCACGAGTTGTTGAGCGTCGACCGAATGATCAAGCTCCCTGGAGGATCTAATGGGAACCATTCTTGAAGATACTAAGAAGGCTATCGGCATTATGCCGGGTTATGATGTCTTCGACGACCAGATCCTCATGCACATCAACACTGCACGGATGGATCTCGCACAATTGGGGCCAAAATGCGATGTCCCGATTGAGAAAGATACGGCCTGGACCGTCTTCGACCAGATCGACGATGAGGCCGCAATCAAGTCTTACATCGCCATGAAGGTTAAGCTGTTCTTCGACCCACCGGGGAACTCCTTCTTGGTATCGGCATACCAGAAGCTGATCGAGGAGGCAGCATGGCGACTGATCTATCAGACCGAGGGGAAGCAGAGGTAGACGACCTCGTCCACCACGGCGTAAAGGGGCAGCGATGGGGCGTCATTCGTAAGAAGGCTTCTGCAGGACGTGTCGCAACAGCTAGAGCCCTCAAGAAGACTGGACGCTTCACCGTCGACGCTTCACGAAAGACGGCATCCAGTGTTCGAAAGGCTAAACAGGCTCATGACGCAAGAGTTGCCGGAAAGGTCGAAGCTAAGAAGGCTGCTAAGGCCCGAAAGAAGTTCGCAAACCGCGGATACAAGAAGATCAGCGACACAGAGCTCCAGTCTCGAATTAAGCGGCTGGAGCAAGAGAAACGCTATCGGGAGCTCAAGGCCGATCGCCACCTGGTTCGAGGTCGTGAAGTCACTCGATCGATCCTCGAGAACTCGCTGACTAAAGCTGGAACGTATGCAGCAACCAAGGCTATGAAGACGGCCTTCGATAAATCGTTCGATCCCGGAAAGTCGGGGAAGTCCGCAGCCGAGACTCTCAAGAAAGCAGCGGAGAAGGCGAAGGAAGCCGCTGAGGCAGCTTCTGTCGTAGCCGAGGAGACCAAGAAGGAAGCCAAGTCTATTGGTGGTCCTGCTCTGAAGAAGGCTCCCGAACGCAAGCAGATTGAGAAGCCGAAGTCGTTCAAGCAGACTAAGCCCTCGCCCAAGAAGAAGCGGTACCCTCGTAATCCGGGGAGCACTGCTAAGTAATGCTCTCGAACACCGCAGTACCAAAATACTACGGGCAGTTTCGTGACGCAGTCATCCGAGGCGAGATTCCGGTATGCGAAGAGATCTCCTGTGAGATGAACCGGATTGACGCACTGGTCGCCAATCCCGAATACTACTACGACGATCAAGCCGTAGAAGGATTTATCGCATACTGCGAGAACGAGCTTACTCTGTCCGACGGAGCTGACCTCCATCTTCTAGACAGCTTCAAGCTCTGGGCCGAACAGCTCCTTGGGTGGTACTACTTCGAGGATCGCCAGGTCTTCGTCCCATACGAGGACGGAGTCGGCGGTCACTATGAGACCAAAACCGTAAAGAAGCGCCTTACAATCAAGCAGTATCTGATCGTTGCTCGTGGAGCGGCGAAGTCGATGTACATGTCTCTGATCCAGAACTACTTCCTGGTGATTGACACTACAACAACGCATCAGATCGCTACGGCTCCGACCATGAAGCAGGCTGAAGAGGTGATGGGTCCATTCCGGACCGCCATCACTCGAGCCCGAGGTCCGCTGTATAAGTTCCTGACTGAGGGATCCATTCAAAATACAACTGGTGCGAGGGCTAACCGCCAGAAGCTGGTTGCCACGAAGAAAGGTGTGGAGAACTTCCTCACCGGATCCCTACTTGAGGTCCGACCCATGTCCATCGACAAGCTACAGGGTCTTCGACCCAAGGTTTGTACGGTGGATGAGTGGCTTTCCGGCGACATCCGTGAGGACGTGGTCGGTGCTCTCGAACAGGGTGCCTCGAAGATCGATGACCCGGTCATTCTGGCCGTCTCATCTGAGGGAACCATCCGCAATGCGGTGGGCGACACCATGAAGATGGAGTTGCTCAAAATACTGAAGGGCGAATACATCGCCCCGCACATCTCAATCTTCTACTACCGCCTTGACGACATCAAGGAAGTAGCAGATCCTGCTATGTGGGTGAAAGCCCAGCCGAACATTGGCATCACTGTCTCTTATGATCGGTACCAGCAGGACGTCGATAGAATGGAGCAAGCTCCAGCTGCTCGAAACGACATCCTCGCCAAGAGGTTCGGGATCCCCATGGAGGGATATACGTACTTCTTCACTTACGAGGAGACGATCCCGCACCGGAAGAACACGTTCTGGAACATGCAGTGCGCTATGGGTGCCGACTTGTCCCAGGGTGATGACTTCTGTGCATTCACCTTCCTATTCCCGCTGAGGAATCAGGCTTTCGGCGTAAAGACACTGGCATACATCTCTGAGCTGACGCTCATGAAGTTGCCTGGCGCTTTGCGTCAGAAGTATGACGAGTTCATCCAAGAAGGAAGCCTCCGAGTCATGGAGGGTACCGTCTTAGACATGATGGAAGTCTACGAAGATCTAGACCAGTACATCGACGAACAGAAGTATGACGTCTCGGCATTTGGGTTCGACCCGTATAACGCCAAGGAGTTCGTAACCCGGTGGGAGCAGGAGAACGGCCCGTATGGTATTGAGAAGGTTATTCAGGGAGCCAGGACAGAATCGGTCCCCCTTGGGGAACTGAAGAAGCTGGCCGCTGAGCGACTCCTCATCTTTGATCAGGAACTCATGTCATTCACCATGGGAAACTGTGTCACCCTTGAGGATACCAACGGTAACCGAAAGCTACTGAAGAAGCGCTCGGAAGAGAAGATCGACTCAGTGGCTGCTCTGATGGATGCCTTCGTGGCATACAAGATCAACAAGGAGGCATTCGAATGAGCAAGGAGGTGAAATGGGTTTAACCGACCGATTGAGCCACGCCTGGAATGCATTTACCAGGTCTCCGGACAAGAAGAACTTCACTCCCGAGTATGGGTCGTGGACGTTTGGAAATCCGAACCTCAACTACCGGCCTGTCGTCGGGGATCAGACAATCGTTACTAGCATTTACAACCAGATTGCTATTGATGTGTCCAATGTCCCGATCCGACACGTCAAGACTGACGAGAACGGCAACCTCAAGAGCTATTACCGTAGCTACTTGGATGACTGTCTGTCTCTGAGTGCCAATATCGATCAGACCGGACAGGGATTCTTCCAGGATCTCGTCCTGACTCTGTTCGAGGAAGGCGCGGTGGCGATCGTCCCTGTCGATACGGACGTGAGTCCCGATATGACCCAAGGATACGACGTCAAGTCGATGCGTATCGGAACAATCCTGAACTGGTATCCTCGCCACGTCCGGGTCGAGGTCTACAACGACCAAACTGGACAGCGAGAGCAGCTAACGCTCGACAAGGAATTCGTCGCTATTGTGCAGAATCCTCTGTACAGCGTGATGAACGCTCCTAGTTCGACACTTCAGCGACTTACTCAGAAGCTGCATCTGCTCGATGCCATAGACAAGCAGTCTGGATCTGGTAAGCTGGACATTATCATTCAGCTTCCATACGTCGTCAAGACTGAGCTCAAGAAGCAGCAGGCCGAGGCACGACGTAAGGCGATTGAGGAACAGCTCGCAGGGTCTCAGTACGGTATCGCTTACACCGATGGTGCAGAGCGAATCACTCAGCTGAACCGACCTTCCGAGAACAACCTCATGAGTCAAATCCAGTGGCTCACAACCCAGCTGTATAACCAGCTCGGAATGACTGAGGATGTCTTCACTGGCAAGGCCGATGCTCGACAGATGCTGAACTACCAGAACCGAACGGTTCGTCCAGTTCTGAAGGCGATCACGGACGCTATCACCCGGACCTTCCTCACCAAGACTGCCCGAACGCAGCGTCAGCGGATCATGGCGATCGAGGATCCGTTCCTCAATGTCCCGCTGGAGGAGATGTCCAAGCTGGTCGACTCTGTCAAGCGCAACGAGATTGGTACAGCCAATGAGCTTCGCCCGAAGTTCGGCTGGGCCCAGTCTGAAGACGAGACAGCGAACCAGTTGGTGAACTCCAACATCAATCCGATGGGCGAGGAACAGCCGCCTGGTGAAGAGCCAGTCGACGAGATCCCTGCATCGGAGGTACCAATTTCCGAACTGATGGAGAGTAGTCAAAATGGCAGTTAAGTGCGATTTCTCTGGCTACGCCACGACGAATGATGTTCGGTGCTCGGACAACAAGATCATCCGGCACGGGGCATTCGCGGCGTACGATGGGAAGACCGTACCTCTGGTCTGGCAGCACAAGCACGGAGACGTTGAGAACGTCCTCGGGCACGCCGACCTGGAGGTCCGAGAGGATGGGGTCTACGCCTACGCCCATCTGAACAACACCGATCGTGGCCGGACCGCTCGCGAGATGGTCAAGAACGGCGACATCAAGGCGATGAGCATCTACGCCACCCACGTTCGCGCTAAGGGCAATGATGTTGTCCATGGCGAGCTCGTCGAGGTGAGTCTGGTGCTCCGTGGCGCCAATCCCGGTGCCCTAATCGACCAGGTCTCCATCGAGCATGGTGACGACGGCGATGAGATCGAGGCTGTCATCTACACAGATGCGCAGCTGGACTTCGTTTCTCACGGTGATGACTTTGAGGACGAAGATGAGGACTTCGAGGCGGAGGAGACGGATGATGTCGAGCACGCTGAGGAGGAGCCGGAGGCCGATGAGGCTGAGGGCAACGAGGACGACCCCACTCTCGGGGAGATCTTCGATGGAATGACCGAGGAGCAGAAGACGGCGGTTTACGCCATCGTTGGACAGCTCGTCGATTCCGTAGATGAAGAGGCGGAGGAGTCGGAGACCGAAGAGGTTGAGGACACCGCCCATTCCGACACAACTGAGGATACTATGGCTCACAAGAACGTGTTTGAGGGCTCCGCTACCTGACTCACGCCCAGGTCGAGACCATCTTCGAGGACGCTCGCTCCAGCGGCTCCCTGAAGCAGGCCATCCTGGCTCACGCCGACGCTTACGGCATCAAGCAGATTGAGACCCTCTTCCCCGAGGCTAAGGATCTGTGGAACACCCCGGAGTTCATCAAGCGTAAGACCGATTGGGTCAACGCTGTCGTGGGTGGCGCCAAGCACTCGCCCTTCTCCCGCATTCGCACCCGTTTCGCCGACATTACCGCGGATGAGGCCCGTGCCAAGGGTTACATTAAGGGCAATAAAAAGGAAGACGAGGTCTTCACGCTTCTGCAGCGTGTCACATCGCCGACCACCATCTATAAGAAGCAGAGGTTGGATAGGGATGACATCCTGGACATCACTGACTTTGATGTGGTGTCCTGGATTCGTGGCGAGATGAAGATCATGATTGAGGAGGAGCTCGGTCGAGCCGTCCTCATCGGTGATGGTCGCCAGGCCTCCTCCAAGGACAAGATCAAGGAGGACTGCATCCGCCCGATCTACAAGGAGGACAGCCTCTACGCTCCTCGTGTCGTCCTGGCCAAGGAGACCACCACTGAGGACGTCCTGGACTCCATTGTCCGTGCTATGGACGACTACGACGGTGCTGGAAACCCGACCTGGTTCGCCGAGCCCCACATGGTCACCGAGATCCTGCTGCTCAAGGACAAGATGGGTCACCGCCTGTTCCGCAGCGTCTCCGAGCTTGCTGACTACGTCGGCGTCTCGAAGATCGTCAAGGTTCCGCTCATGAAGGGCCTGCAGCGTTCCTCCACCAAGAACGGCACCGTCGACGCCCTCGGTATCATCGTCAACATGTCCGATTACACCATTGGTGCGGACAAGGGTGGTCAACTCTTCGCGGCTGAGGACTTCGACATCAGCTTTAACCAGTACCACTACCTCTTGGAAACTCGCCTCTCCGGTGCGCTGACTCACCCGAAGTCGGCGATCATCGTTGAGCGCAAGACCGAGACTGGTAACGTCGTCCCGGAGCCGTGATAGATGGCCAAATTCTTCGGTGAGATAGGATTTGCTACACAGGTCCAGACCGAGCCGGGAATTTGGGAAGACAGAATAGTCGAGAAGCAGTACTATGGCGACGTCTTCCGGGAAGCACGCCGCTTTGGTAGCAGCGATGAGATTCTGGGGAGTATCAACCTCAGTAACCAGATCAGCATTATCGCTGACGGTTTTCTAACGGATAACATCCAGAATCTCAAGTATGTTCGCTGGATGGGGGGACTTTGGAAGATCTCCTATGTGGAGCTGAAGTTCCCCCGTCTGGTTCTCGAGTTGACGGGGGTGTATAATGGACCGACGGCTAGCTCTCCATGAGAAGCTGGTAGAGATCCTCGGGTCGGATAAGGTCTATTACCAGCCACTCCCCTCACTTAAGCTCTCGTATCCGTGCATCGTATACGAGCGGCATCCGGGTGATCCGATGTTCGCGGACAACCTCAAGTATATCAAGGCGAACCGGTTCCAGGTTACTCTGATTGCCCGGCATCCCGAGGACCCGACACGAACGAAGATCGAGGACCTTTTGTTCAGCCGCCCTGAGTCTCGACTCGTAGCGGACAACCTCTATCACGACATCTTCGACGTCTACTATTAGGAGATAACATGGCTGCACTTGTCTGGGACAAGACTGGTGAGCGCCGTATTGAGACTGGTGTCGACCACTGCGCTCTTTATGTGTACAACCCCGTCGCCAAGACCTACGGCACTGGCGTTGCTTGGAATGGTATTACCGCCATCTCCGAGAAGCCCGAGGGCGCCGAGGCGACTGACCTCTACGCCGACAACATTCTGTACCTCTCGATGCTCTCGGCTGAGAAGCTGAAGGCTACCATTGAGGCCTACACCTACCCTGACGAGTTCGAGGCTTGCGACGGTTCTGCCACCCTGACTAAGGGTGTCAAGATCGGTCAGCAGGATCGACTCTCGTTCGGTCTGGTCTACCGCACCAAGATCGGTGACGACGTGGCTGGTCAGGACAAGGGCTACAAGCTCCACTTCCTGTATGGCTGCAAGGCCTCTCCCTCTGAGAAGGGCTACAAGACCGTCAACGACTCTCCTGAGGCGATCTCGTTCTCGTGGGAGCTGTCGACCACGCCGGTCAACGTGTCCGGTGCGAAGCCCACTTCTCTGCTGACCATCTCGTCTCTCGACGTCGACGCTGGCAAGCTGAAGGCGCTCGAGGAGAAGCTCTTCGGTAAGGATGGCGGTGCGGCTCTCGAGCCCAAGCTGCTCCTGCCCGACGAGATCAAGGCCCACTTCGCAGGCTGATTATACCACACCGGGGGCTCAGAGACCTAGACTCCTGGGCCCTCGGTGCCTGCAATGCTTATAGTTTCTATCCCGGATCTCGACGGGTTCGATGAGGAGACAGGAACCTTTGTCTCCATGCCTGGCGGAGTCTTGCACCTGGAGCACAATCTGGTCGCGCTGTCAAAATGGGAGTCAATCACTCATAAGCACCTCATTGGTAACGACAAAGTTACCTCTGAGGAGATGGCACTCTACATCAAGTGTATGATCACTGATGAGAAGTATGACCCGTCGCTCCTGGATAGGATCCCCCCATCCGAGGTCGAGCGTATCAGCGCCTATATGGCCGATACGATGACCGCAACAACAGTCCGTGATACCGGAGATGGGTCTGGATCTGGCGAATACACGTCATCCGAGTTGATCTACTACTGGATGATCGCTTGCCAGATCCCATTCGAGTGTGAGACCTGGCACATCAACCGACTACTCACACTCATTCGGGTTTGTAACCAAAAGAACCAGCCCGATAAGAAGATGTCCCAGTCCGAGATTATGGAACGGAACCGGGAACTCAATAGAGCCAGGCGGGCAAAGCTTGGTTCGAAGGGATAACCAATGATCACTCATGACGAGGGGGTCGAGTACGTCTTCCCTGAAGAGGCTCTCGCCCCCCAGGTGCATATCGGTACTGACCCTATGGAAGACAAGGACATTCATGTGTCCCAGACCACGGAGGTGATGAAGTGAGCGTAGCACAGCAGGTCCTCGCTCGAGCAGCCTCGAGGATTGGATACTATGCACCAGACGACCCGAACCCTGGATCCGAAGCTGGACGATACTGGGCCGATCGAACTGGTCAGCAGTGGCTTGCTGGACCGTCCGATTCTGTTTGGTGGTGCATGCTCTTCGTCAGCATGTGTCTGGACGAGTGCGGGCAGATTGACGCTATTGGAGGTTTCTCCTTTAACACTGACTACACCGTCAACCAGGTCCGCAAGCACCCCGAAGCTTACTTCGTATCAGTTTACGACGCCCGCCCAGGAGATGTCGTCATCTACAACTGGGACGGTGGCGGCACGGATCACGTCGGATTCGTCGAGAAGAACCTTGGTGGAGGGACTCTCCAAACCATCGAAGGTAACACTTCTTCTGGTGACTATGGTTCTCAGTCTGCTGGGAACGGTGTCTGGCGCCGCGTCCGCAATCAGTCGATCGCTTACGTGATTCGCCCAGCCTACTCTGACAGCGAGGAGTCCAGTGCTCCTTCTGGACCGGCCGACATCCGTGCTCTTCAGCGAGCCGTTCGCGCTAACCCCGACAACGTTGCCGGACCTAACACTCGGTCTCGTTGCTATGCGCTGGCTGCCGCTTCTAACTGGGGCGGGAACACCTTCCCCTTCGGCGTGGCATTTACGCAGTCTGTGGTCGGTACGGAGCAGGACGGAATCTGGGGTCCCGCATCTGAGGAGGCTCACGACGACACCGTCGAGGCGGTTCAGTCCGCAGTAGGATCTGAGGTCGACGGAATCTACGGTCCCGATACGAATACTCGAGTGAACGCCCTGCTTGACAGGGCCGAACAGCCGTAGGAGGCTCAAAATGGCAGCGCCATACTGTACTTTAACGGGAACAATTCCCGGAGGAGAGAATGGTCGGGCTACTGTCCGAATCATTCCTGACGTAAAGGGTGCTACGGCTACCGTTGACGGGGCCTCAGTATCTATGCGCGAGCATGTGGTTAGGACAGACCAGGCTGGCGCTGTCAACATCGAGGTGCTTGCTCCAGGTGCTGGCGTTAGCCCCGCCGGTTCCTGGACGCACACCATATTTATCGACTCCCCCACGTTTGACATTGTCAAGCACGTGGCTCTTACTCAGGGCGGATCGATCGACATCATGACGGTCGACCCTACATCGGAGATTTCTCCGCTTCCATTTGGGGGAGGCGGCGGAGGAGGAGCTGGTTCTCCTGGCCCGGTAGGACCTCGAGGGCCGGTTGGTCCCCCTGGACCTAAGGGTGATTCTGGTAATCCTGGCCCAAAGGGCGATCAGGGTCTTCGGGGTCCCGCTGGTCCTACTGGTCCCCAGGGCCCTCCCGGACCTAAGGGAGATGCTGGAGAACGTGGACCAGAAGGACCTAGGGGTCTTCAGGGTCCACCCGGACCCGCTGGTGGTGGAGCTGGAGGAACCCCGGTTCCTGGACCAGAAGGTCCTAGGGGTCCCGCTGGTCCTCCCGGACCCAAGGGCGATCAAGGTATTCAAGGTCCTCCTGGACCCGCTGGTCCTGCCGGAGCAAATGGACAACCAGGGCTTAAGGGTGACAACGGTGCGGCTGGTCCCGCCGGACCTCCTGGACCACAGGGCCCTCCCGGACCTGCCGGAGAGCGTGGTCCCGCCGGTCAGGATGCAGTAACTCCCCAGCTGGATCAGTACCTAAAGAAATCGGAAGCAGCCGATGCGTACATCTCTCTTGGCAAGTATTATGCCGAAATCAATCATAAGGCCGACGCAACTGATCTGTTCGAATATCTGAAGATTGAGGATGCGGATAAGAAGTACGGAGAGAAGGCCGATGTCGAAGACGCTCTCCGACAGACCAATCCTTTCAGGAATGGTGCCAGGTATTACTCACCTGTAACCTATTACTGGCCTGATTACTACCAGGACGGAAAGCCCGGTCAGTTCTCCAAGTGGGCTCAGACGCTGAAGTTCCGGGACAACCTCGGATACGTCATCCTTAACCGCAACAGCGGAGACTGGGAGGCGCAGGAGGTAGACTTCCAGAAGCAGGGCGAGCTCGCTCTCGGTGCTGGGGCTAAGAAGGTACTGTTCTATATCAAGACTCAGTACGGCGCAGCGATCAATCCTGATGCTGAGGCGAACCGGGGTATTCCCAACGCCGCTAAGTTCACCAAGGAGTACATCCTTGAGCAGCTGAAGCGAGCCAAGCATTGGTATGGTGACTTGGTTCAGGGTGTCTTCCTTGACGAGGTCATTAACGGCTGGGATGCTCGGAAGGATCGGATTCCGTGGTATAAGGATCTGATCGACACCATCCGCCGCGAGAACGGACTGGACTTCGTGATCGCTATCAACACCGGATCTAACATCTCTCAGGAGGTGTGTGACCTGGACTTCGACGTCTGTATGATGTTCGAGGGAACAGCCGCTAAGTTCCTGGAGGAGAACCCGACATCCCCGATTCTTCCGGACCATATGAAGGCCTACCCGTCCACTCGATGGTGGGCCGTTGTGCACTCTGTTACTTCTGAGAACTACCAGAAGGTCTTCGATAAGGCGGACAACCTCGCTATCAGCCACCTATACGTCACTGACGGCTTCCTTGTTGAGGATCCTCAAAATGGTGGTCAGTGGCACCCAGTTGGGAACCCTTACGAGAACCCTCCTGGTGCCGAGATCCGTGAGCTCATCATTCCGTGGCTCAAGGGATACCTGAAGCTCAAGCTGAAGGTCGACAATCTCAAGATCCCGGAGGTCCCGAAGATGATTGTCCTCGGACCTGACGACCCAGTGCCTGCTGGGACTCCGTCCGGGACGGTGATTGTTAGGCGGGCCAAGTAATGACTAGCGTATTTCCTGTCATCGGTTCTTGGTGGGTGGGAAAGGGATACCAAGTCGGAGATGGCAAATACATCGAACTCGGCTCTAGCTCTACTCCGTGGGAGACCTCGGCCTCTTCGGTCGGGAAACGTAAGTGGACTGCCGAGATCATCTATACCTCTGGTGATGATAACCAGCTGGCTATGCGGGCTAACTGGTTCACTGCTGATAAGGGTAAGACGAATAAGCAGGACTTCATCGTAACTTGGAATCTCCCAGCCGGTGTAAGCCGGGCTATGAAGTTCGAGTTTGAACTTCCTGGGAACTACCCGATGTGGACTCCATCTGTTTTGGTCCCGAATACAGGTCATGATATTAATATCGCTAAGCTTGATCTGTATGAGACGCCGACACCTGGTATTGAGGTCGTAGCGACTAAAGCACTTCTGGGTACTGGTGGGTCGATGGATCTGCTGTCGTTTCCGGAGGCTAAGCCGGGGGATGTTGCAGTAGTCTTCTATGCCTCCCAGTTCGGTAATACCGCGGCAAAACCGCCCGTCGGATGGGACGCTCAAATCGAGAAGAACGTCAACGGTCGATCCGGGTATGTCGCGGCTAAACGGGTCACTAACGCGTCTGAGGTAACCAACCTTAAGTTGCACGGTGATACTGCTACAACTGCTCGAGAAAGAGCGATGTGTCTCCTTATTCGAGGGGTAAAGAATTACTATCCGCACACTTGGACCGCCGGTACTCCGGTGTTCAGGCGCGACGATAATTATATTCACCTTGTAGCCGCTCAGTACCACGGGAACAACAAGACCCCTCTAGTTCCTTGGCAAGACGCGACTGAGGATCGACGATATTCTACTGGTGGAGCTTCCACCACAGAGTCCTGGTCCTCGATCGAGGCCGGAATCACAAAGAGTGCTAAGTCTGGGACAAATGCCTTAGGCTTCGCTTGGGTTGATTTCGAGCCGATGGTCTACGAGGAAGAGAAGAAGGTTGTTCCTGGCGTTGCTATTACAGAGGGAAAGGCCGACAACCCCGTCTTCATCTACGAGAACGGTGAAGAGCGCCCGGCAACCATGAAGGCCGTACCTCGAGGGTATAAGGACATCGGCACAATGATGATCACTCGGGGATTCCTCATCGCTCACCGAGGCGGTTCTGTCAGCTGGCCCGAGGCTTCTATGCGTGCGTACACTAATGCCGTAATGTATGGAGCAGGGGCTCTGGAGGTCTCGTGCCAGAAGACGAAAGACGGTGTATGGTTCCTCAATCATGACCGAACCCTCCAGCGGGTCGACAAGACTGCTCCAAATACCCCCGTTACTGAGATGACATGGGCGGAGATCCAGAGGTATACCACCGTTGGCGAACCGTTCATGACTGTCGAGGAGTACTTTGCTGCTTACGGGTCTAGTCATATCACGGTGCTCGACCCCAAGTATTCTGCCGCTGAGTGGCAGGAACTAAAGAAGTTCTTCCCTTCTGATGCCCACGGTAGAATCATCTGGAAGTTCTCTATTGATGCGACCTGGCTCGTAAATCAATGGAAGGCCGATGGGTGGAAGTGCTGGGGATATTCCTACCCCGACCATGTTACTGACGGCCGGATCAACGAGTGGCACAAGCCTTGGGACTACATCGGTATGTCTTGGGAAGCCAGCGATGAGGTTTGGCGACG